TTATAGTGTGGTTGACCATATGGAATTCAGCAAGGGAAGGAAATGAGAATTTATATTGATCGTGAAGGGAATCTTTGTGTTTATACAGATTAAATTTACTATCAGCATATAAGGAAAAGTTTGATGTCTTTATATCAATCCATACGTCCGAGTAAATTAGATGACCTTGTAGGCAATGTTGCTACCATAGGTGCTCTTAGCAGTATGTTAAGAAAGCCTTCCGAGCTAAGACCGCACACAATCTTACTGAAAGGCCCTTCTGGCTGTGGCAAGACGACGATCGCTAGAATACTGGCTGTTGAATTTGGTTCTTCACAACTTGGAACGTATGAGATAAACGCAGCGGATACTCGAGGTATAGATGAGGCTAGAAAGATTTCTTCGGGAGCTAAGTTCAGTTCATTTGGGGGGGTTTCCAAAACTTATATAATTAATGAAGCACATAAGTTAACCAAAGACGCGATAGATGAATTGTTAGAAGTTTGGGAAGATACTCCTTCTCATTGCTATTTTGTGTTAACTACCACAGATCCCTCTGTAATTCCTCCAGTTGTTAAAACTCGATGCGCTGAGTATGAAGTAAATCTTCTTTCAAGGAAAGAAATAGTTCAGATTCTTGAACGAGCTTGTAGAGTTAAAGGGTTGGAGGTCTCAGCTACTTTGTTAGAAGCTATTTCATTTACATGTGAAGGATCTCCTAGAGCTGCTTTAGTTTCGTTGGAGCAGGTTCTAGATATAGAGAATGAAGATGAGGCCCTAGAGTTGTTAGTTAGTGGAACTGAAAGGGATTCAACCATTCTTGATTTATTGAAGTTTTTGATTATGTACCCCGAGGAGAGAAGAAAGAAGTGGAAGAGAGGAATAGAGATAGTTACTTCGATAAGTGAAGATAGTGAACGAGTTAGAGCTGCTATCTTAACATTTCTCTTTAACAAACTTAAGAAGTGTAAGGATGAGAAAGAGGTGAAGGATTTAGGACATCTTCTAGAAATCTTTTCTACCAATACATATTATGGAGGTAAGAGTCAGTTGGCTGGTCTTGTTATTAAAGCCTGTTTTGGAGAAACTTAAAAATGAAAAAGTTTATAGTTTTCGTTATAGTTATATTTGTTTGTCTTGTAGTTTTTCTTTGGAACCCAGTAAAACGCGAGATAACAGAAGAGAAGGAGTGGAGAGTAGTATTTTCTGGAACCATAGTTGATATAGACTATGTTAATGGTGGGTTTTTAAATTCCCCAAAGATTGTTTTCAAACTTTCGGATGGCCATATTTATATTATGCTATGTACTGTTCGGTTAAGATCAGCTGATATTACAATAGGATCATCAGGAACTTTGTATTACAAATATTGGGATGGCTCATATTTTTGGGACAGAGGGTGACATTTTCTAGTGGGAACGAACTAAGATAAAGTTGATTTTATTATTAAGGCTTGTTTTGGGGATTGGATTAATGTTTTTAGTATGAAAGGAAGTATGATTATGTCAGTAAAGACGACGTTTAAGTGTGATGTTTGTGGCAAACCTATCATGGAGGGGCATCAGTAGTACTACATGGCTATCGTAACTATAACTTATACTACTCAAGATGTGGGAGGAGAAACAGAGAACATCACAGATACATATCATGTGCATAATGATTTAACTAAACATTGCATGAGAAAAATTTGGCAGAATCTTAAGATTAAATAAAATCAAAGAAAGTGAGGTAAGAAAGAATGGATGAGAGTCGCAAGAAAGCTATTGAAGATGGAGCAAAGATTAGCTCTGGGAGTAGGGTTAATTACAACTATGTAGATACAGATAAGTTGGAAAAGCTAGGGATAGCTCGATATGATACGAAGAAAAAGGAAGCTGGAGGTAACAATTTCATACGAATAGTTTCTCCCAGCTCAAAGGGTGCTTTTGCTATGCAGATTTCGAAGCATCAGAACGTGGGAGCAGATGGCAATACTTTTCTTTGCTTAGATAGGATGTTTGGAAAACCCTGTCCTGTTTGTGAGTATATAAAGGAGTTGAAAGCAAAGAATCCAAGAAGTCCTGAGATTAAGGACTTAGCAGCTAGTACACGATTTCTTATGTACGTTGTAGATACTTCTTCAGAAGCTACGATGGAGGAAGGAACTAAGTGGTTTGACTGTCCAATAACCATATATAAGAATGTGTGTAATCTGTCGAAGAATCGTAGAACAGGAGAACCAGTTGATCCTACAGATCCGGTGGATGGAAGAGACGTTGAATTTACTCGACAAGATGGAAAAAGAACTGATTATATAGGATTTGTCTTAACTTCAACAGATACAATCCCAGAGAGTTGGTACACAGGTCTGCCAGCCTTTGATGATATATTGCTTGTTCCGACTTATGATGAAGTTAAAGCCGCACTATCAGGAGTTAAAGCTACGGCAGAAGATGAAGGAAAAGTGGAAACTAAGACTACTACTGAGGATTCAGGAACTAGAACCAGATCTAGAGTTCGAGGTTCGTCTGGTGCAGAAGCAGAGCAAAAGAGTTCTGTTGAAGCAAAGTTGAATGAGGTAAAGGATCGTAGGCGAAGAGCGAGGGAGGAAAGTGATGGAGTCTAAAGAGAGAGAAGATTATTTAGATCAGCTAAAGTTATTCAAAGCCAAGCTTCCTATTGATCAGTTCAAGTTAGAGGTAGAGTGTGCTGAACAAGCTATGCTTTATGATGAGGTTGGAGAATGGGTTTCTGAGATTAAATCAAAAGCGAGAGTAGCTAAAGATCATGTTGACTTCACCAAAGCAGATTTATCATTGAAGATAAGAAAAAGTCCCGAGACGTTTGGTTTGGTAGGTAAAGTTACTGAAGGATGTATTGATGCTGTTATCACTGTAAGTGATGAGTATCAAGGAGCCATCAAAGAATCAATGGAAGCAGATAAATTTGCCTATGATGCTTCTATTCTCTTGGCTTCAGTAGAGCAGAGGAAATCTATGTTGAGGGATGAAGTTCGCTTGTTTGTATTCGGCTTTTATAACTCTACAGATGTAATTCCTCAAGAGGATTGGAAAAAAAGTGAAGCTGCAATCACGGCGCTGAGAAATGCTAAAAAGGAAAATGAGGGAGATATTTCTCAGGAAGATGATGTTGGAGAAGTGTAGTTTTTAGAAGTCAATGTTTAAGATTTAGACGTGAGGTGATAATTGGAATATGGTGGGCATTTAGTCGTTCTGATTCTTCCAGGGTGTGCTCTTTTAGATAGTCAGTAATTAGAAAGGTAATTGAATGAGTCCAAAAGAAGCTTCAAATGAAGTAGAAGAAACAACTAAACTAACCTCTAAAAAGGTAAATCTCCCTCCTGTGAAAGAGTTCCTTCCAACTGGATGTTCTGTTTTAGATTTTGCTATTTCTAATAGATTCCCAGGAGGGATTCCTACGGGCAGAATCGTTCACGTATTTGGTGCAACGAGTACTTGCAAAACTGTGTTAGCCACAACAGTATGTGGATCCGCTCAAAGAAGAAAAATGAAATCTTATTATGGAGATATTGAACACACTCTAGATCCAGCATTTGCAGAAATCTATGGATTGAATTGTAGTGATAATAAGACGTTTGAAGTGTGGCCAAGAATTTCTGATTTGAATAAGGATGATAAAGTTACCATTGAAACATTTTTTGATAATTGGGTTTCAGGTATAGTTACTAAAGATAAAGGTAAAAAGTTAGTCATAGATCCGAAGATTATTGTAGTAGATAGTGTTACAGCTTTGCCTAGTGAAGTTGAACTTAAAGAAGATATGAAAGATGGATCCTATGGAACTTCCAGAGCTAAGCAAATGTCGAGAGGATTTAGAAAGTATATATTTGCTTTGGCGGAGAGTAATACCACTTTGTTCTGTATTGATCAAACTCGAGATAACATTGGATCGTTGTATAAGAGTGAAACTACTTCTGGAGGCAGAGCACTTGAGTTCTTTGCATCGGTGCAGCTTTATTTGAAGATGGACAAGAAAGTAGAAAATTCATCTGGAACTGCAATTGGACATTGGGTTAAGTTTGAGGTAAAGAAGAATAAGGTGGCTCCTCCTTTTAGAAGCGGAAGATTTCGAGTTTTATTCGATTATGGGCTTGACAACACGGGAACTAATCTCTACTTTATTAGTGAACTCCAGAATGGAGAAAGGGAAGCTAATAAGAAAACTACTAAGATCGAGCTTTGGAATGAGAAGCATACGTATTCTACTTGGATTAAGAAGATAGAGGATGAGAACTTAGAGGACAAACTCGATGAAGAGACTTGGGCTTTATGGAAGGAGAAGTATAAATCCGAACCAAGGAAGCCTAGAGTTTGGGGTTAGGAGTAAGAAGAGATGAATATAGTAGCTATTGATCCTGGACTTAGCGGGGCTATCGCTGAATTGAATGAGAAAGGTGAAATAGTTCATTTGATTGATATGCCCGTTCTTTCTTACAAAAAAGGCAAAAAAGTTAAGCGAGATTACGATGTTGGAGCTATAAGTGGTTTCTTTACTCTTATGTTAAAAGAAAGAACAGTTTTCATAGAGAAGATGCAATCAATGCCTCCTGGTTTCCGCGTGCAAGCCTCTTTTGGGCTTGGGTACTGTCAAGGCTTGTTTGAAGGAATACTATCAACTTTGGGAATTGGTTACGAACTTATTATTTCAAAAGAATGGAAGAAGCATTTTAGTATAACACCGGACAAAGGAGATGGAAAAGCTCAATCATTTCAGATAGCAAGTAGATTGTTTCCAGAAGCAGAACTAAAGACAAAGAGAGGTAGAATTCTAGATGGACGAAGTGATGCACTTTTGATTTGTGAATATGGAAGACGTAAGATTTTTGGTGGTTGGCCACAGGTTAAGCAATAAGGAGTTAGTTATGCCTAAAGTTGGATATAAGAGACGAGTTCGATTAACAAAAGAACGAAGAAAACAGAAAAAATCAAAGGGGTTAAAACATGGCAATTAGATACATACTTAAAAACAAAAGAGGGAATTATTATAGTGGACATGGAAAGACTGGATTTTCTAAGGATATTAGTAAAGCAGCAGTATTGTGGAAATCACGAAAAGATGCGGAAGATATGCTCTATGAAAACGGCGAATATGTGCAAAAAGTGGATATTACAATTACTGAAGTAAACTAAGATGGCAAAAATTAAAAAAGCTAATATATCTCTTGATAGACTTTTTAGTTGTTGGAATAGTAAAGGATAAGGGAAATGAAGAAATGTAGTGAAAACAAAATAGAAAAGAGATTGGTAAAAGTCTTACCCTTTCAAGTTGTTAAGTCTACAAATATGTCTTGGTCAGAATTCAGTAAAATGGTAAGAGATGTACAATATAGGCTTTG